AATAGAGAGATTATAATGAGACGGTTGGAACGGGTAGAAGGGGATATCGAGAAACTCCACTTTTTCCTGAAACGAGGTGGATCGATTGAACAAGTAGAAGAGGTATTACTAGATGCTCGTGAGTGTATCCAAGATGCTAAATCATTTGTACAACAAGAACCATTATCACCTGGAGAAGTAAATCAATATTAAATAAGTTATATGCAATTAACAGCGGAACAAATTCATCAAAATTGGATCGATCTAGAAGAAACAATTAAAGTATTTATCGAAGAACCACGTCGTTCTAAATTACTTGATTTTTATCAAAAATATTCTGATAGATTGGTTTTGATGCCTGCTTCTCATAAGAAAGAATATCATAACTCATTCCCAGGCGGATATGTAGATCATGTTTTAAGAGTTATTGATTGCGCTTTAAAACTTAATGAGGTTTGGATTGAAATGGGAGTTGATACCTCTACTTATACTAAAGAAGAACTTGTATTTTCTGCTTTAAATCATGATTTAGGTAAAATGGGTGATGAAGAAAATGATTCTTATATCCCTCAGACTGATCAATGGAGAAAAGATAAATTAGGAGAGGATTATACTTTTAATACTAAAGTTCCATTTGCATCTGTTCCAGATCGAGGTTTATTTATGCTTCAATCCCATGGTATTTCTTATACCTTTAATGAGATGATTGCTATCCAAACTCATGATGGTTTATATGATGAAGGTAATAAAAAATACCTTATGTCTTATATGCCCGAACAAAAACCACGTACCTCACTTCCATTTATTCTCCACCAGGCAGATTTAATGGCAGCACGTATCGAGTTTGAACGTGAATGGTTACCTAAATTAAAAGAAGGTAAAAAGTCCGTGGATACCGGAAAAGGGAATTTTACATTGGGTTCAAATAATAAAAAATCAACCACTTCAACACCTAATAAAGCTAAAGCTTTAAATAGTGTAAAAAGTGAAGGGTTAAAAAATATGTTAGATAATTTATGATATTTACAATAATCATTTTGTCATTATTGGTCGTGGTCTTAGGATACACGACCTTTAACCTTCTTCGTAAAAACGAAAAGCAAGAAGATATCCTAGCAGGATATATGAGTTATTTAAACAAAATCTCTGATATTATTAACGCATCTGATAGAAAATTACAAGAAATAGATGCTAAAGGTAGTTTCAAATCAGATGATGAAGTTGGTTTTTTCTTTCAATCTATTCAATCCATTCAAGATATCTTGAATTCGTTTGATATAAGAAAACTATAATATGGAATTGGCAGTGAAAAAGAAAAAAGGAGTCCAATATTTTACTCAAGCTACTGAAGACGCAATTATAAGATATAATCAATCTTCAGATCCTGAAGAGCGTTCAAAGATTTATAGACAAGAAATTCATTATGCTTTCTTTAAATTAACAGAAAATATTATTCATACTTTTAAATTTTATTATACTGAAGTAGAAAATATTGAAGATTTACAGCATGAAGTAATTACTTTCCTTTTATCTAAAATTCATTTATTTAATCATGAAAAGGGAGCTAAAGCATATTCCTATTTTGGTACTATTGCTAAACGTTATTTAATTCTTTCTAATCAGAAAAATTATAAAAAACGCATAGATACAGCTCCTATTGAATTATTAGAAGAAAGCGAATCCCATTCTTACAATATAGATAGTGATAATCATGAGGATAAATTATCTATGTTTATAGATGAATATGTAGATTATTGCACATTAAATATATATAAAATATTTCCTAAAGAATATGATGCTCAAATAGCAGATGCTATTTTAGAGTTATTTCGTAAAAGAGAAAATTTAGATATTTTTAATAAAAAAGCCCTTTACATTTATATCCGTGAAATTATAGATGTTAAAACTCCTAAAATAACTAAAATAGCTAACCAGCTATATGATATATTTAAAGAAAACTACGTCTTTTATTTAGAAAACGGATATACAAATTTTTAGTTTTAATATTTATTAAAAAAACTAATACTGTATATTTATGTCACAATTTGATAATGTAGTATTTGGTAAGAAAAAATTTTCTGATATTTTAGAGGAAATTTATAACAACCAACAAAAAAAAGATAAGCAAGTTACTGCTTTAATTAATGAATTAAAACCCCTCATTTCTGATGTAGGTGATGCTACCTTAGTTGTTCCTTTAATAAAGGAATATATGGATATAGGAGTTAAAAATGATGATTTATTAATTAAAATGGCAGCCTTAGCTCAACGTGCTATGCAAACTCAAACATCTGAGGGTGCCCTAACAATTTCAGACGAAGAAAAAGAACAATTACTTTCAGCAATGAACGAGCTCAAAGGAGGAGATAATAAATAATGGCTGGTTTTTTTAATTTTAGTCTTGAAAATAGTATTCTTTCCAATTCTTCTAAATTTGGAAGGAATGGAGCTTTTGCTATTACCCCTGTTAGGGTAAAATATGTTTTTCTAGACTTAGAAGCCATTAAAAGAGATATCCCTGAATTATATGAATTCTATGGTGGGTATGCCTCATTAGGAGGAGTCCTATTTGACTCAGTAACCAATCCAGTTTCATCTGAAGAAACTCAAGATAAAGATTATTTATTATCTCAATACACTTTTGCAAAACCTTTATTCCCTAATTATAGACAGGTACCTTTAGTTAATGAAATAGCATACATAATGAGTATGCCTACAGTAGATATACAAGATCCATATAATATAGATCTTAATAAAACTGAATATTATTATTTTTTACCTGCTAATTTATGGAATAGTGTTCATCATAATGCCCTCCCAGATCCTTCAATTACAGCTAAAGATAATTACGGAGATGGAGTTCAAAAAGCCCAATTAAATGATTATGAACAATCAGGAGCGGGTGTAGTTAGAAGGGTTCAAGATGGTTCTACAGAAATATTTTTAGGAAATACATTTCAAGAAAAATCAAATATAAAAAATCTTCAACCTTATGAAGGTGATGTTATATTTGAAGGTAGATGGGGTAATTCCTTACGTTTTGGAAGTACAGTTACTGGATCTGTTAATGGGTGGTCTACAAAAGATATAGGAAATGAAGGAGATCCTATTATTATTCTTAGAAACGGACAAGGTTCTTCAAACACAGAAGCTTGGATTCCTACTTTTGAAGATATAAATAAAGATCCTTCAAGTATATGGATGACATCAACTCAACAGATAAAAATTGATGCCTCTAGTACTACATATAATAGTTATACTACTGCCCCTGTTAAACCTAATGAATATTCAGGAAGTCAAGTAATAGTCAATTCTAATAGAATTTTATTAAATAGTACAGCAGATCATATTTTATTATCTTCAAAAAAATCTATTGGATTAAATGCTGTTGATAGTGTAAACATAGATGCTCCTACATCAGTATTACAATCACAAAATGTCTACTTAGGAAGTAAAGATGCTACTGAACCAGTTTTATTAGGAGATACTACGATTAGTATTTTAAGTGATTTAACAACTCAATTATTACAATTAGCAACAGCTCTACAGACAGTATTACCTTCTGCAGGACCTGCAGTAAATCCATTTGTTACATCTACTTTTATTCCTCAAGTATCTCAAATTAAAACTCAATTAGAGACACAAACAAAATCTAAAGTATCTAAAACAATATAATGGCTACAGAACTTAGTCCCGAAGAAAAATTAGCAAAAGCTCAATTAGAAGCTCAACAAGCTGCTGAAAAAGCTAAAAAAGCTGCAGATGCTGCTAAAGCTGCGGTTGCTGCCTCTTCAGCTATTAATACCATTATTAAATCTATCCCTAGTTCATCTAAACCTAAAGGGATAGATAAAATTCCTAGTTTACTTTTAAACCAAAGTGTTTTTATAGAACAATTTCTTCAGAAAAAAATCACAGAATTAGTTCAGAGTAAAGTCTCAGATGTTTGTCTTCCTGCGGATCAAATAGATCAATTAATTACTCAAAGAAATAATATAATAGATGAATTAAATAAAGTAGGAAAAACTTTAGATGTTTTAACTGCTACTATTGTAGGAACAAATCTTGGTTTTAATGTATTTGTAAGTTTAGTAACAACTCTTAAACGAATAAAAACAGGAGCATCCACAGGTGTTAAATTTGCACCAACAGTACCTGGAGCTGTAGTTTCATTAATTAATGATTTAGGAGATATATCTGATAGAATAACTTGGAATAATTTAGGTACTTCAAAACTTCAAAAAATTCAAGATGCTCTTTCTGCTACTGTAATTCCGGTAGCATTAATAGGAAGTAATTTAAATAAACTTACAACTCAATTAAATCAATTAGATACTTATTTAAAAAAATGTGCTTCTCCTACTTCAATTCCTTTAACAGAGGTATCTTCCAATATTCAAGAAGCAATTTCAGCCCAACAACAATCAGAAACAACAACAAGCGAAACCACATATCAAGGTTTTGTAATAAAAATAGAAGAAGTTCCGTATAGTGATAATATAAATAGAAAAAAAGCTGTAGGATATAATGTACAGGGAGTACCTATTATAAGTACGGAATTATCATTTACAGCAAGTGATCAAACTTTAATAGACGAACTTAAACTAATAATTGACCGAGATAATTTAAAAGCTTATTAATTTAATATTTATAATCATATGAAAACAGACATATTAAAAAAAATAATTAAGGAATCTGTACGAGAAGTAATTCAAGAAGAATTAAAGGAAATTCTCTTGGAAGCAGTTCGTGCACCTAAAGTACCTGTTGGAGTTGGAGGTTATGGTACTGTAGCAGAATCTACAAGAGATACATATGCACAACCTCATATTGATAAACCTAAACAACTCTCAGCTCAAGAACGTAGAGATATGTTTTCTGGGATCTTAGGTGAAATGCAAAATGGAGGAGCAGCAACATCAGCTTATGCCGGAACATTCAACCCAAAAGGAGCAATGCCTGGAGGTGATTTACCCCCAGGAGAAGTAGGATTGGATCAAATAATGAATTTAATGAGTAAATAATGGCTTTTATAGTAAATAATAGATTTCCTGCAGATAATATCGGAAGACAAGCCGTAGGGGTTGATCTTCCTTTTAGTGCACCTGCAGTTTTTAGATCTAATTATTTTACTAAAGATGCTATAAAAAATAACTTAATTAACTTTTTTTCCACTAATCAAGGAGAACGTGTATTTAATCCATTTTTTGGAAGTGGTCTTCAAAGATTTGTGTATGAAAATATTAGTGGGTTAACAGATGGTCTAATTAGACAACTTATACAAAACGAAATTAACGCTTTTTTTCCATTTGTAACTCTTAACGATATATTGGTTCAACCAAATGCTGATGAAAACACAATTTTGATAAAAATATACTATAGTGTAACAAATTTTGGTATAACAGATAGTATTAATGTAGTAGTATAACATGGCTTCAAAAAAAGATATAAAGTATATAAATAGAGATTTTCCCTCATTAAAGGATAGTCTTATTAGTTATGCTAAAACGTATTTTCCTAACACGTATAGTGATTTCTCCCCATCTTCCCCAGGAATGATGTTTATGGAAATGGCTGCCTATGTAGGGGATGTTTTATCATTTTATGTTGATAATCAAATACAAGAAACCTTTATTCAATATGCTCGTCAAACTCAAAATTTATATGAGTTAGCATATTTGCTTGGATATAAACCTAGAGTTACAACAGCAGCTACTGTAGTTTTTGATATATATCAACAAGTTCCTGCTACTGAAGTTTTAGGTGTTGTTGTACCTGATTATTCATATGCTCTTCAAATCCCAGAAAATACAACAGTAACATCTAATGTAACGAGTTCTTTGAATTTTCTTATTCAAGATAATTTAGATTTTACATTCAGTAGCTCTTTAGATCCTACTGAAGTTACTGTATATGCTACAGCAAATGATGCTCCTACTTACTTTTTACTAAAGAAACAAAGAAAAGGCATATCAGCTACTATAAAAACACAAACCAATTCATTTACAGTTCCTGTAGCGTTTAATTCGTTTAATATAAATGACGTAAACATTATTGGAATTTTAGATATTACTGATTCTAATAATGAAAAATGGTATGAGGTAGATAATTTAGCCCAAGATTCAGTATTTGATAGTATTAAAAATACTAATACAAATGAACCTAATTTCTCATCAGAAACAGATGTAGCTTACTTATTGAAAGTAAAACAAGTTGCTAAAAGATTTGCAACTAGATTTTTAAATAAAACTACTTTACAGGTTCAATTCGGTGCTGGAAACCCTACAGATACTACTGAGGTAATTATTCCTAACCCAAATAATGTAGGTATTGGTCTTCCATCTGAGAAAAGTAAGTTAACGACTGCTTATTCTCCTACAAACTTTATATTTACTAACACTTATGGTATTGCTCCTGCAAATACTACTTTAACAACTCGTTACTTAATAGGTGGAGGTGTAGAATCAAATGCCCAAGCAAATTCAGTAACAGTTGTAGATACAACAAATATTAGATTTGTAAATTCAACAATTGCTAATACTTCTTTAGCTAATCAAATATTTAATTCATTATTAGTAACTAATCCTGAAGCAGCAGATGGTGGATCGGATGGGGATAACATAAATGAAATTAGACAAAATTCATTAGGAAATTTCCAAAATCAATTACGTACAGTAACTTTTGATGATTACGTTGTAAGAGCTTTAAGTTTACCTTCTAATTATGGTAATATAGCTAAAGTTTATGCTGCTCAACAAAAAATATCTGATTTGTTATTAGGGGAAATTCCAAGTGTATTAGATCTTTATGTGTTATCATATAATGTTAATAAACAGTTAACCCAAGCATCAAATGCACTCAAACAAAATTTAGCAACTTACCTCTCAGAATACAGAATTATAAATGATAATATCAATATTAAAGATGCTTATATTATTAATATAGGAGTTAATGTAGATATTATTACTTTACCTAATTACAATAATGATGAAGTACTTTTGAAATGTATCACAGCAATGAGAGATTATTTCAATATTGAAAATTGGCAAATTAATCAGCCTATCATTTTAAGAGATATAAATGTTATTTTAGATAGAATTGAAGGTGTACAAACAGTTAAAAATGTTTCCATTATTAATAAAGTAGGAGTATCTAATGGCTACTCAGATTTTTCATATGATATTTCAGCTGCTACAAATAATAATGTAATATACCCTTCATTAGATCCAATGATTTTTGAAGTTAAATACCCTAACACAGATATTCAAGCAAAAGTAGTACCATTTTAATAGATAAATAATGGCAGTATATAAAATATTTCCTACCAAAGATGCAACAATGTATTCATCTTATCCTTCTATGAACACAGGATTAGATGAAATTGTTGAAGCTAGTACAAATTTTAGTACTGGTTCTTTACGTTCTATTAAAGATGGTTTATATCCTCAAGCATCTAGATTTTTAATCCAATTTGCTGATTCTGATATATCTTATGTTTCTCAAAGTCTAATTAGAAACTCTAGTTGGACAGCAAATCTAAAATTATATGTAGCTAATGATACTGGTTTAAGTGGTGATACTACTGTATTACTAAACATGGTTTCTCAATCATGGAATATGGGAACTGGTCATTATTTAGATAGCCCTGAAACTCAAAATGGAGTATCATGGAATTGGAGAACATATTCTGGAAGTAATGCTTGGAAAACATCATCTTGGACTGCAGGAAGCACAGCATCCTTTAATACCTCAACAAATCCTTCCTCAGCAGGAGGAGGTACTTGGTATATAACTCCACAAACTACACAAACATTCACTTATTATTCTCCTTTAGATTTAACATTTAATGTTAAGTCATTTGTTGAATATTGGACAGCTAGTATTTCAAACCCTGCAACTGGAAGACCTAATGAAGGATTTATAGTAAGACAAGATCCATCTCAAGAGTTTGTAAATAGTATATATCAACAAGTAAATTTATCTTATTTTTCTAGAGACACACATACTATTTATCCTCCTGAATTAGAGTTTAAATGGAATGATTATTCATATAATATTGGAAGTTTAGATCCATTAGGTATTTTAAGAACAACATCTAATGCTTTATCTTCTTCTATTACTCAAATGGTAAATGCAACTGGATCTACTCCAAATACAACATTTACTGGTGTGAGTGGATCTACTCCAACACTTTGTTCAACTGCTATATTTTCTATAACTTTGGGAGCTACAACAGCTTCTATTTCTAATATAACAGTAACAGCTACAGGATCAGGATACTCCCCAGGACAAGTTATTACTATTCCTTCTCAATCATTAGGAGCGACAGCACCTGGAGGTACAGATTTAAAAATTACTTTAACTAAAGGTACATTTGAATTAACATCTCTCCCAGCTTCTATCTTAATAGGTAACAACCCAGGAATATTTTTTAGTGAAAGTATTAATAGATTTAGAGTTAATTCTCGTCCTACTTACCCACCTCAATTATGGGTAACATCATCTGTTTATACTTTTAATTTTCATTTACCTACATCTTCATATTACGCTATTAAAGATTTAGAAACTAATGAATATATAATTGATTTTGATACAACTTATACTAAATTAAGTGTAGATCCTTCAGGAAGCTATTTTGATTTATATATGAATGGATTAGAACCTGAAAGATATTACCAAATCCTTATACAAACGACACTTGGTAATTCCACTTTTGTATATGAGGATCAATATTACTTTAAAGTAGTTAATGGATAATGGAAAATATAAATTTAAGTAAACAGGTATTTGATAGGAGTAGTTTTAATAACACTGTTGATACTTCCTTTACTCAATTAGTTCAACCTACTTCCTCAGCTGCTCCGGTAACAGCTAGTGTTACCGTTGATCAATTTTTCCAATATTATCAACAATTATTTTTTGATATACCTAAATTTGGAGAAATTAATTCTCATGAATATTTAGTTAAAACCAGTGGTGCTTATATTGGTACTACTACACCTGAAGATGATACTGTTCAAGCTCTTATAGACGAAATTACACAACTTCGTCAAGATAACTTGGATTTACAACAACAAATAATTACAATACAGTTACCTACTGGATCAGTGATATAATATATGGCTAAAATAACTCAAATAAGTCCTACTACATTAGCTCCTAATCAGTCTTTTAATACTCAAGACTTTAGTATAATTCCTAATTTTACATTGTCTAGTTCTTTTGACCCTAATAAAGACACTATAGAGTATTTTGTGTATGATTATAATAATAACTTATTACAAAGTAATTATAATTTTACTAATTGGACTCCTCAGTATTTGGACAATGCTGAAAAAGTAACAGCAATTACAATTGAACCTGAACAGGATGTTATCCAAGAAGGGTATACAAGTGGTATTTTAAAAACTGTATATAATTACATATCCCCAAAATTAAGTTCCTCTTTTAATGAGCAATACTTTATTAGTGAAATTTCATCAAATAGAACAGAAATTAGATTAAATTCTAATTTTTTATCTAATGAAGAAATAGCAATTGCTTATAATGAATTTAAACTTCAATTAGATGATATAAATTATTTCGATGAATTTTATTTAAATTTTGAAAATAATATATACATTTTAGCAGTTAATATTTTATTAGATGTTACTACTCCAACGTATTCAATCTTAATAAAACTATACGATCCACTCCCAGCAAACATACCATTAAAAACTCAAACGTATGTTGTTGTAAAAACCGCGGAATCAACTGCTTACCAAATTGAATTTGAGAATGTAATACTAAATGTAGATAATGTTCTACAGTTAAAGACAGCCAATTTTAATCTTCCTATAAAGAATGAAACAGGCCCTCTTACAAATTATCAAACATATAATAGTATAACAGCTACACCTTTATCAGGTGCTTTATCCCAACTATTAACTAATTTAGATGGGCCCAATTTTGACTTATCAGTAGACTATGAAGATTATGATAATTTTGTTTTCTTCTCTTCAGCTACTCAACGATTATATAATTTTAGAGAAAAAGTTTCAAATATTGAGGATTATCAAAATCAGATAAATGCTCTTTATTCTACTATTACAGGTTCAACTTCTCAATCATTTGCTGTTTCTTCAAGTAAAGCAATTTTAGAGAAAAAAATCCAAGATGAAATAGTAAGTTTTGATGGTTATGAGTATTTTTTATACTATGAGTCAAGTTCATATACTTGGCCTAAGTCTAACTCTACTCCTCCATATACTTTATATACAACTGGATCAGTACAAGCTATTAATTGGTATACTACTCAAAGTATATCAGCATCAGTATATGATCAAGGAAATCAAAATAATTTAGAATATGTAATTCCTGAATTTATCAGGAGTGATAGTGATAACACCAATTATATGTTATTTGTTAACATGGTTGGTCAATTCTTTGATTATATTTGGTTATACACAAAAGGTATTACTGATAAATTAAATGCTAATACCAATTTATACGAAGGTGTTTCAAAAGATTTAGTTGCAGATGTATTAGCGTCTTTAGGAACTAAAGTATACGATAGTTCATATACACTTGAAAACATATATAATGCTATTATTGGTTTATCACCAAGTGGTAGTGTATTAGTTCCAACAGGAAGTGAATTAATTACATCATATGTAACAGCTTCAGTACCTGCTTCTACTTTACCAACAATTGAAGATTTTGTAAAATTATCATATAAAAAAATATATCATAATTTACCTTATCTATTAAAGAAAAAAGGTACAATTGATGGTGTTAGAACATTAATTAATGTATTTGGTATTCCGGATACAATCCTCAGAATAAGTGAATTCGGTGGTAAGGATAAAAATCCTAATACTTGGGATCAATGGCAAAATGAATATAATTTAGCTTATGACACCTCAGGATCAAATTATATAAGTTCTTCTTGGGTACCTAACAGTAATTGGTCAAATGTACCAGCAACCAGTGTACAATTAAGATTCCAAACTAGAGGTATTCCAACAGATACAGGATATTATTCTCAAAGTTTATGGACAACTAATAATGGTCTTTTATTAAGACTTAATTACACAGGATCAGGATATGCAAGTGGATCTTTTTCAGGTTCAATTCCAAGTTCATCTAATGAATTTGTTAAATTAGAATTCTTCCCAGATTCAACATCCACATCTGTTTCTGCGAGTGTATATCTTCCATTCTTTAATGGAGATTGGTGGTCAGCAATGGTTACTAAAAATAACAACACATATACTTTATATGCTGCTAATAAAATATACTCAGGATCAGATGGTAATATTATAGGATTTTACCAAACAGCTTCTGTAACATCAGCAGCTACTATTTGGAATAATGCAACTGTAAGTTATTTTTCTTCAACTTCAAACACTGCATTAGGAAAAATATTTAGTGGATCTTACCAAGAAATTAGATATTATAATTCTATTTTAGGAGAAAGTCAATTTAAGGATTACACTATGAATCCTTATTCAACAGAAGGTGTAAATGGAACTAATTCTGCTCCTAGTGAATTATTTTTTAGAGCAACTTTAGGTGGTGAATTATATACAAGTTCAATTTCACTTCATCCTAAAGTAACAGGTTCATGGGTAGCTACTTCTTCGTTTGCCTCTGATAGTAATTTTTTCATAAGTAATACTTCAAGTTTTTATAACAATTACGAATATATTTTCTTTGACCAACCAGCGGCTGGAATTCAAAATATAGTATCTGAAAAAATAACTCAAATTAGTGGAACTCTACCTTTATCAAGTAGTCAAACTAATATCCCTACAAATAAAACTTTATCTCCATTTATATCAATTCAACAGAATTATCCTATAAGTGAGAGTTATACAAATGATATTAATTATGTTGAGGTAGCATTATCACCTCAAAATGAAATTAATGAGGATATAAATTCTCAAATAGGATATTTTAACATGGGTGATTATATTGGTGACCCAAGATTAATATCTACTTCTGCTGAATCATATCCTGCATTAGATATTCTACGTGATCAATATTTTGAAAAATATACTTCAAATTATAACATTTGGGATTACATTAGAATAATTCAATATTACGACAATGCCTTATTTAAAATGATTAAAGATTATGTTCCCGCCAGAACATCTTTAACCACAGGTATTGTTATTAAACAACACTTACTTGAAAGAAACAAATATCCTGTTCCTCAAGTAGATACATTTACTACTACTTCTTACTATGGAAGTGGAAGTGGTTCTCCAATAGAATGGAATTATCCATTTGTATTCCAAAATTTAGAAATTACTGGTTCTCCTATAGAAATGGTAGAAATTACTGGTTCCCAAGCAGGTAACTATGTAACATTAGATGCAACATTTAGCTCTAGAACAGTATCATTAGATAATGGAACTTCATATTCTACAACCTTTGGTATTCCTGTAGATCCGGTATATAATTTAACTCAAAGTTTCTTAGGAACTAATCCTAACCTTACAGGAAATACTCCATTCACTCAAAGTACAGCTGAAGAATTTATTAATGGAGAATTAAGTGGTTCAAATTTAACAGTAGTAACTCAAAGTTTAAATGATCCATATCCTGTAGATACTCAAGTAATATATTATACTCCTGTAAGATATAGTAATCAAGCTTATGGTGTTAATGCATCTGCTTCTTTAGTAGAAGATCAATTTTTAAATGTTTCAACAGCTCCTAGTACTGGTGAAGTTTATTTAATGACTCCTACTATAGTATCAGGAAAATTCTTTCCATATGTTGCTTCTTCAGGTTCATCATTTATAAAAATATCTAAATTTGCAAGTGGAGGATTAGACCAAACTGTCCCCTTAGGACAAGCTACCCAAATATCTATAAGATATACATCACCTTCTGGTGTATATAGATATAATATATTGAATAGAGCAGAATACGCAAGTTATTATTTATATGAAGTAAATACAACCCAACCTTATACTTCTGATAATTATATTTTAAATTATGCAGTATCAGCCTCAGCAATTACTCCTATATATATTGGTGGACAAATTTCATATATTTTAAGCGGATTTAATTCAATTACTGGAAATACTTTAGGTTATTTCACCAGTTCAGGAGCATCTGATGGGTTTTATACATTTCAAAATACTCCCAATATTCCAATTTCAGTTACAGCTTCTATTACAGTAAGTGGATCCGCTGGTAGTATTAATCTTTTTAGATTAGCTCTATCATCTCCTCAAGATCCAGTTTCAACTGTTATTGCCGAAGAAACTCTTACAACCGGGGCTAATGTTATCAAAACAATTTCAGCATCTATATACCCTGTAGATGGTAGTATTTTAGTTGCTGGTATAATTTCAAATGGTCTGTTCACAGTAAAATCAGGAAGTTTTATAGTTACACAAAGTACACTTCCTAATTCTGCAGAATTTGATCAATTAATCATAGAACCATATATTGCAGATATTAATTTTGCTAATAGTGATGATAATCCTATTATTAATAATGCTGTAATATCTCGTGAAAATGAATTTTTAATGGATGTTGATTTTTCATCAAACCAAATTATTGCAGTTAATGAAGCATCTATTTTAAGTGGATCAGCAACACGAGCAACTGTCCCTGAATCAAATTATACAATAGCTGGTATAAAAAATCCAAGATATACTGGAAAAGAATTAAATGTATCCAAATTTAACGAATGGACCCCAGGTGATATATCATTTGGTAAAACAGTTACTGTAGGAAATCCTGAAACTAATTTTGTTTATTTTAATTGGGTTGGTGGAACTAATCCTGAATGGGGTAATGAAAATGCTGATAGATCATTAGTAAGCATTAAATACATCATTAATGATTCAGGTACACCTACAAAACCAATTAATGATCCTCAAGGAATTAATTTAGGAACAATTAGACAAACTTTTGAAGAAGATAAAAGTGCAACTGTATTATTAAATAGTGTAGACGCCTTTGGATCTAATCAATCTTCTTTAAATGGTTCATGGCCTATATTTAAAAGTGGATATAGAATAGAACCTATAGTATATACTCAAACAGCGAGTTACGATTCAAATGGAGATATAAATGGATATGGATTCACAGGATCTATTAACTTCACTCAGGGTCAATTTAATCCAAGTTCAAGTGCTTTAGATTTTACTTTATATACATATTGTTTATCTTATCAAACAATAACTACCTCTAGTACTTTTCCTTTATATGTGGATTATGTTGACGAAGATGGTACTGATGAACCAGTTATTCTAGGTGCACAAACCAACTATGCAAGCTATTTTGGTCCAGCAACAGATCATATATACAATGGTAGTAACTCAGGTATTACTTCATATAAATTATTTTTTGAAGCTTATATTAGAGATGATTCAACATGGCCTCAAGGAGGTAGAACCACAGGGGGGATAGTAACATATGCTCTTCAAAGATCTACAACTTCATTCCTTTCAGGATATGTCACTATAGCAAAAACACAAATTAACCACTATGCTACTGATTCGGGATATGTTAAATTTACTGAGGATTCTCCATCAACTGGAAATTACTATAGAATAGTTATTCTTGATTCAGAATTCGCTAAAAACACAGATCAAGTAGTATTATCTCCTGCAACATATTTCAAAGTTACCCAATATCAATCCCCAGGAACAGGAATATGTACAAGTCCTTTTTGGACTACAGGATCCACTTCAAACATTTTAAATGCTAGTACTGCATCTGGAACCGGATTACAGGAATATTTAGGTCAAACTCAAGTAAACATTCCTCAAAGCGGATTTAACCCTATTACAAATCCGTTTAATCCCCAAATTGGTGATGAAATAAGATTCCAAGGAGTTGAAACACTAGCATTCCAAATTATTAATATTACAGCTTCAATTTCAGGTCAATATCAATTAATCCTTAACAAGGAAATCCCTTCAGGTACTAATTTAAATTATTTTTTAATTAGAAGATATGTGGATGACCCATCAAGTATAATATTAGATGTTGATAAACCTGCGGGCGCTACAAGTGAAGGTATTTTAAAACCTCAATATATTTCTCCTGATTTAGACAGTAGAATTGAAACAATAATTCAAACTTTATCTACACAAAGTTAAATTCATATATATTTATAATAAAATATTTAAAGTAAAATGGGATATTTAAATAATTCGGTAGTAACAGTCGATGCTATCTTAACAACAAAAGGAAGAGAATTATTAGCTAAAGGTGATGGAAATTTTTCTATTACTCAATATGCTTTAGCTGATGATGAAATTGATTACACCTTATACAACCCGAATCACCCTTCAGGTTCTGCTTATTATGGTGAAGCTATTGT